TTGCTGCTTACAATGGAGAAATAGTAGGAGCTTTAGATGCAACAATTCTGGGAATCCCATTGGATGAGCTTCCGCAAGCGGAAACAGAAGAAGGATGGATCGAATTACAAGGATTTGAGAATCAGAGCCTGGGTAATTAGAATACCTGGAGCTTATGTAGGTTTAGACGAAGTGCAAAACATAGGATTTCAAACAGTTATCCAGGCATACGATGAAGAAGAGGCAGTAAAACTAGCATCACATACAAGGCAATGGGAAGAACTTAATTTTCCTGTTACTTGTTTTCAAGTCTTTCCTAAACATCCAACAATAACTAAAGTCTAGGAAATAATTGTTGCTCCAAAATATCTACTGCACGGTCATCCAATGTATTCGTTGTCTGTTTACAGATTGCACGAAGCAAATCTACTACCAGACGCTTTACAGCAGTCGTAGAAAAGAATTGCAAAAGCAAGGGTTTTAAGATTTTTAACATAACATTAAGTACTAATACTTTACAACATATCAATATTTGCTACGTTTGTCATAGCTGCCTTACAAAAAGTAGTGGTCAGCTACTATCTCTAGATACCTTAAGGCAGTTTTCTTTATATGGAAGAACAAGAAGAAAAAGAAGGCACGGATTGGGGAGAAATCTTTGGTCATGCTGTCCGATTTATGATTCTTTGCTGGTCGCTTGCAATGATGACTCTTGGATATATGGATAAAATTCGTAATGATGGAGCGTTTTTAGCCGGCTTGACCAGTGGCGTTTTAGGATCTTATGGTATCAGTGTGAACAAAAAGAAACCTGGAAACACTGCTAAATTAGACAGCAAAGACACTAACGTTAAAGTCAAATGAAAAAGCTACTTCCTCTTTTATTGCTTGCCTCCGCACCAGTTTATGCGGACATGAATCATTCCATATCCTCCAGCGTAAAGTTTGAATCGCTTTCGGCAGCTAGTACGGCTGATAAAATTGGCTCTTCGTACAGTATTTCGGGTAACAATGTTACCACGGTTGACTCTAACTCAGCAGCTACAATAGGCGGTTTTGGATCTACGACTTCGGGGGTTCCGAGTATTTCGTTTCCCTCTGCCACGCAAGCGACCAGTGGCGAAGCGTTTAGTTTTTCTACAAGTTTTCTAGAAGGAGATGCCACACCAGGTAGTGCAGTTACAGTAGGCACTGTGCCAAACTTCAGTGATCTAACCTCAACTTCTGCTGGAAGTGTAGGAACAGCAGCAGTAGCAATAGATAATCACACTATTACAATGACACCAGGAACAGGAACGGGTATCGTGATGACAGGTCAGTTTGTCGTTGATCTTACTATCGAATGAGGAGGCTTCTTCTTCTTGGCTTTGTTATATCTGCTCCTTGTTACGCTGTGCCAGTTATACCTAATTTTACGCAGGGTAGTTCCACCAGCCGAACCGAAACTACCACAAATATTACAGAGACTATACGAACAACAGAATATAATTCTGGGTTTCTTTACTCCGTCACAGGATCAGGGATTCAGCATGACGGATCTTCTATCACTCCAGCAGCTACCTCAGTTAGTGAAACAATAAACGGAACTACGCATACATGGCAGGGATTAAATTTAGATCAAAGACCAAACTGGACTCAATCAAATGTTGGAGATGCTTTTCAATTTACAGAAGTTTATCAAGCACCTGGAATGGAATCCGTGACCGACATAACTCGTACCATTCAAAGCACAAGCGTCACAGATACCACAACTATCTTCTCGCAATAAGTCTGCTAGGCAATCCTGTATTAGCTAACACCTCAAATACTGCTGCTCCTTCCGCATCTGCGTCAGGTTCCGTATCAAACTTTGCTACACAAGTTTTGGGTGGACCAATGGTAGAAAATACATACGGAAATAATATCAAGTGTTCTGGACCACAAATGACAGTTAGTCCGTTTGTTACTACATCATTCAACCAAAAGCGACCACAGGATTATATTTATCACACACCTGTTTATGATCCAACAGACGCAAACGATGATGGAGTGCCTGATAATCCAGGAAATGTACTTTACTATCAAGAAAACTACAGTGGTAACAAAGATTCTTTAGGATTAAACTTTGGATTTGCACTTACATTCAATATTCCACTAGACAATAGATTTCAAGACTCTTGTTTAGATGCAGCTAACACACAGATAAATTTACAAAAACAAGAATTAAATGCAAAGCTGCTAAATTATGAAATAGCTAGATTGAAAAATTGTGGAGAATTGATGTTGAAGGGAATATATTTCGATCCTAAAAGTAACTTCGCAAAATTATGTGAGGGGGTCATTGTTCAACCACCTCCAAATCAAGTCATCCCACATACTCACAAATTTAAGTAGACAAGTCACGGGTATTAAACTTATCTACGGATGAACATTCTACCTTAAAAATAAAAAAGTAGATAGACCCCTTCCAACTAGTCTACCTACTAATTTATAAGCAAAAGGATTCGGTATGTATTGCTCGATGAATTTAGTACTTTCATACAAGGTTATACATTCACTACCATCTTCGCTTCTTTTATGTCCTATAACACGTTCTAATTTAAACTCTGAAGCATATTGGCCTACCCTTTGGTCATTTGGTCCAGGGCACTCAACGAAAAGCGGTTCATCTTTTTTCTTTTTTGGTTCGTATTTTGGCGGTTCTACTGTAGGCTGAACAAATTCTTGTTCCTGATTTTGGGGGGTTTCTGATTGCGTATATACAAATTCGTTGGGGTTATACTGTAAAGGTTCAAAACTAGGAATACTGAAATTACCACATTCTGTATATGTGCCGTATTCATCTTTATCACTATCAATAAGACTTGTAAGATTATTTCTATGTACTCTTACACAACCAGGGATATCAACTATAGGTTTACTTATATTATTTAATGTTTGTATATCAGTTTTCCATACGGGTATTTCGTGTATTTGAACTTTGTTTATATTTATACGAGGTATATCAATCGTAGGCATCTCTTCGTTTATAGACTTCTACATATGAATCACATTTAGGGCAAGAAAAATTACTTACCATTGAGTATTCTTGATATAAAACAGGTTGAAAGTCCTCTTCTATATCTGCATCAGCACCCCAAATAAGTTCAGTTTTGCAGTGCCAGCAATTCATCTTTCGCTAAAATATTTATACATTGCAAACGCACAAGTACTATAAATTAGGATTGCCAAACTAACAGTGACTAGAGGAAAAAGCATTTATTTTTTAAGAGGTAATGATGGACCTGTCATCTTAGGTAAGCCTTGATCTAACATCTTTGGCATCATTCCAGAAACATTACCAAGTATTTCATTCATTACTTTTGCTTTAAAGTTTTCAGAAGTTACATACTTGTAACCAAAGTACGCTCCACCACTCATTGAAGCTACCATTACAAATGAGATAATACTTAAAACATTAGCTATTTTTTGAAACATGATAAGAGAAGCACTAATTAAAGCAAGCGTACCAATAACATTTATGGTACTTTTCCTGATTATAGGATTAGCACCACTTTATGTCATGTATGGAATTATTGATAGAAATATTCCTGTAAAAACTAACTAGCTGGTACAAAACTTCCTTGCGTAGGAGTTTTTTCTTCACTAATTTTTAAAGTTAATCCAGTTAAAATTTCATCAACTCTATCCGTCCCAAGAACAGCTTTTACATCAGCAATAATATCTGCTGTTTTTAAGTCAGTTCTAGTTGTTAAAGATTCTGGTTTGGTCAACGCACAGCTACCATAAGATGACGCAGAATAATCTCCATCAACTCTAGTTACAGTCCAGTGTGCGGTATGGCAAAAGCCATCGTCTACATCAAAGTCAACGTTAGCTAATGCCCAGGTAACACTAGCCATCGACTACGGCCTCTGCACCCTCTTCTTCTTGAACCATTTGTACTAATTCTGCATACTGAGAATTTTTAACATTAAATTGTTCAAGAACTTGTGCTTTTTCATTTTCTATCTTCTTACCTTCTTCGGTAAGAGCATTGAACTTATCAGCAAGAGCTTGTGCTTCTACCTTACGTTCTTCGCATCTTTCAGATAGTTTTGACATAAGTTTTAAATAATTGTACTAATGATACCTAAGAATAAACTTTTTTACCATCAACAATAGCTTTGTCGATATCAGTAAAATCTTCTGATGTCCAGATTGATGTTGTTTCATCAAGCTTTTTGTATTCCTTGATAATTTCAAGATGCTCTACATTACGCTTGATTTGATCTTTGTACTCATCATCAGTTTCTTCTGATGTTTGAGCAGTATTGATAACAGTTACGCTATCACCAGCAGCAGAGAAGATTGCTGCAATTTCATCTGCGGTTTTTTCTTCCATGATAAAAAGGTAGTTAGTTACAGTTTACCCTGCTTCGAGGGCTGTGACTTTTGCGGATAATTCTTGTACTGCCTTAACTAATGGCATAACAAACATTTCATATGAAATACCTTGTATTCCATCATCAGGACAAGTCCAACCATTAAAATCAGTAATATTATGTTTATCCATAACTGCTTTAACTTCTTGAGCTATAAATCCATACATTTTCTTATTACTGCTTGGTGTTGAGTTATCTTTGTCATAACTTGGGAAATTTGAAGGCACTTCTGAAGGTGCTTTCCATTTATATGTAACTGTTCTTAAATCATTTACAAAATCTAAACCACAATCAGTGTTAGTATTTATATCTTTTTTAAGTCTTTCATCTGAATCTCTTGTCCAAGTTGCATTTGAACTGTATTGATTATAAACAACTCCAACCGAGTTTCTTCCAAAAGTTATGTAATCTGAACCTTTACCTGTGAGATCAGTACCAATAGTGATTGACCTATCAACGTTATTAGTATCAGTAGAGTGTCCAATAGCAACGTTATGAAAACCATTGGTAATGTCTTGACCAGAGTTATTACCTACGCAAGTGTTGTAGTTACCAGTTGTTATCTCATCACCAGCTGCATAACCTAGACAAGTATTTTGTACACCAGTTGTTAGCGTATCTAAAGCATTAGTTCCTACCGCTACGTTAGAGTGTCCAGTTGTAAGGTCGTTTAAACTGGAATGACCTACAGCAGTATTATTTGAAGCAGTTGTACTTGCAGCTAAACTATTAGCTCCTATTGCTACGTTATAACTTCCTGTAGTACAACTTCTCAAAGCACTTTGACCCATAGCGTTATTTTGCGCTCCTGTTGTGGCAACAACTAAAGCATCTTCACCAAACGCACAATGACCACTACCAGTTGTAAGTCCGTTTAAAGCTCTTGTACCAGTAGCAGTATTAAAATTGGCTGTGGTCAATGAACTTAAAGAACTTGCTCCTACAGCAGTATTGTCTGCTCCTGTAGTACAGGCAGTTAGGGATACATCTCCGATTGCTGTATTATTACTTGCAGTAGTATTTGCATCTAACGCTTGAGTACCTACTGCTACGTTATCTGTTCCAGTTGTATTTTCTAGTAACGCATTAAAACCAACAGCTACATTGTTTGAAGCAGTTGAATTATTACCTAAAGCAAACCTACCTACTGCTGTATTTTGTTCTCCAGTATTTGATCCTAAAGATCCATGACCAATTGCAGTATTTTTTCCAGAAGTAGTATTAGCATCCAAAGCTAAAGTACCTACAGCTACGTTTTGAGTTCCACTTGTGTTTGCCGATAAAGCAGATTTACCTACAGCGGTATTACTATCTCCTGTAGTGTTAGAGTTCATACAACTAGCACCCACCGCAGTATTTTCTGCACCTGTTGTGTTTTCTAAAGCGGTATGACCGACAGCGGTATTATTGTTTGCTGTAGTGGCTTTATATAATGAAAAACTACCTATAGCAACGTTAGATGCACCTGTGGTAATGTCTGTTGCAGCTTCATATCCAACAGCGGTATTTCTAGTTCCAGTGCTATTTGCAGTTAAAGCTTTAAATCCTACAGCAGTTAGATAGATTCCAGTTGTATTAACTGATAAACCATAATGACCAAAAGCTGAATTACCACTTGCAGTTGTATTATCTGCCAGACTGTTTTTACCAAACGCACAGTTATTATCACCAGTAGTATTATCATTTAATGCTGATCTACCAAAAGCACAGTTAGCATCACCAGAAGTATTGTTAAATAAAGAGTTAGTTCCTACTGCTGTTGTATCAGTTCCACCTGTATTATTTCTTAAAGCACCTTTACCGATGGCTGTTATATTATCTGGTGTTGTTGAAAGTGAAGCTGCTTCATAACCAAAAGCAGTGTTATTACTGGCACTTGTATTAGATTCTAAAGCTTCGTGTCCAAATGCCGTGTTATTTAGTCCAGTTGTATTTTGTCTTAGAGCTTCTCTACCAAAAGCATTATTATAATTTCCTGTAGTGTTTGCTCCTAAAGCACTTTTACCAAAAGCGTTATTCTCTGTTCCAGTTGTGTTAGCTGTTAAAGAAAAAGAACCACAAGCTGTATTTCCATCAGCTGTTGTGTTCGCATCTAAACTAAATGCACCTACAGCTGTGTTTGTAGTTCCAGTTGTGTTTACTCCTAAAGCATTTTTACCAATACCAACATTGTCATCTGCTGTGGTATTTGCATCTAAAGCACCAACACCAATAGCTACGTTGTCCGATCCAGTGGTATTTTCATGTAAAGAGTTTGTTCCTAAAGCTGTATTTGTTGCTCCTGTTGTGTTCTTATTTAAAGCATTTTTTCCTACAGCAGTATTATTAGATGCACTTGTATTACTTTCTAACGCACCATTACCAACACCAGTATTACTATCTCCTGTAGTGACATTTAACGCTGCTCTTCCAACAGCAGTGTTACCGTCTGAAGAAACATTTACCGCTAAAGCAGCTTGTCCAACAGCAGTATTATTAGTCCCTGTAGTATTTGAACTTAAAGCACCATAACCTACAGCAGTATTGTTATCCGCAGTTGTATTAGCATCTAAGGCTAGACCACCCACAGCAGTGTTTCTTGTGCCAGTTGTGTTTACTGCTAAAGCATCTCGACCAATGCCAGTATTGTCATCTGCTGTATTTTGTTGTAATGCACTTCTACCAACAGCAACATTATTGCTTGTTGTTGTATTAGCTATCATAGCGTTGCGACCAATAGCCACATTGTCTGCTCCTGTGGTATTAGCTCCTAAAGCCTCGTCCCCAACAGCAGTGTTATTATCAGCAGTTGTATTGGCATCTAACGCACCAGAACCCACAGCTACGTTTCGAGTTCCAGTTGTGTTTGTTAATAAAGCTCTATAACCAACGGCAGTGTTGTCGCTTGCAGTAGTATTTGCTCCTAAAGCAAAAGCTCCTACAGCAGTGTTTGTTGCACCAGACGTATTTGCATCTAAAGCTTGGTGTCCTATAACAGTATTTTCAGTTCCATTTACATTGACGTTCAGTGCTTGCAAACCTATAGCAGTGTTTGCTGTACCTGTTGTATTAAGTCTTAATGCCTGGTAACCAAAAGCAGTGTTATTAGTCGCTGTGTTTGTTGTTAATGTTTGATATCCTACAGCAGTGTTATTACTTCCAGTTATGTTTGCGTCTAAGGCGAAAGCACCCATAGCTACGTTTTGAGCTCCAGTTGTATTAAGCCCCAGTGAGTTATAACCTATTGCTGTGTTGTTGTTTGCTGTTGTATTAGAGTCTAAAGCTAAAGCACCTATAGCTATATTCTGCGTTCCAGTGGTGTTCGCTCCTAACGCTGCTCTGCCGATACCAATATTGTTACTTGCTTCTGTGTTATCTTTTAGTGCCTGTCTACCAATAGCAACGTTAAAGCTTCCTGTTGTGTTATCCGCTAATGCTTCACTACCAACAGCAGTGTTTGAAGCTCCAGTTGTGTTTACTTCTAAAGCATCTTTACCTACCGCAGTATTATTAGATGCTGTTGTATTGTTATCTAAAGCGTTTGAACCTAAAGCTGTGTTGCTAGAACCAGTTGTAGTATTTCTAAGGACATCATGCCCAACACCAGTATTATGTGAACCTGATGTTAACTCTGTTAGTGCAGCTTGCCCAATGGCAGTATTATCTCCTCCAGTAACAGAAGCATCTAAAGCACTATCTCCAAGAACAGTGTTACCAGCAACAGAGTTTGCACCTTTACCAATATTTACGCTGTTTATACTTGCATCAACAGTAAACGTAGCCTTTCCTGTACTGTCTATTCTTAATCTTTCGGTAGGAGTAGCAGCACCATCAGCCGTTGTGCTGAATACTAAACGACCTGGCATATCATTAGCTCCAGGTGTGCCATCTACTTCACCAGCTATTTGCGCTCCTATTGTTTCAAGGTCAACTCCATCACCCCCAGCAAAACGAATATGACCCATAGCGTCATCTTCTAAAAGAATACCTGATGCACTTCCTCTAGCGTGTCCTAAAGCAAGAGTTCCTGATGGTCCTGTAGAATTTACAGTGCTATAAAAAGCAGCAGATATGTTACCCGAAGTATGTTCAACTTGTAGTAACGAGGCTGCACTTGATGCGACATCAACGCTCGTACTCGATCCAATAAGCAATCGTTGTGAACTATCAACTCTTAGGGCTTCACTGCCACCAGTTTCAACAGAAACAGTATCAGCAGCAGGGAATCTTATCGCAGTATTTGTATCGCCAGAATGAATTATCTTATCTGCAATAGTTAAATCACTTGTAGAAGTTATAGCTCCAGTAACAGCTAAAGTACCAACAACACTTACTCCTGTATCAGCAGTTAATCTTGTTGTTCCTCCAGCAGCCAAACTGACAGTATTAGTTCCGCCAAATATTCCGCTATCACTATCTCCAAAGTTTATAGCAGGTGCAGAATTAGAACCATTAGGCATGGTCAATACACCTGTTAAAGTACTACCAGCTTTTGCCACATAGTTAGTGTTTGATGTGGTACGTTCTGCAACTGTTACCGCATTTAATCCAGCAGGGGTTACAACTCTATTTGTAGCTGTTCCAGTTGTTGTCTCACTATTAGTTGCTAATTCAGATATACCCGAAACTGTAGTTGTAGCAGTGGGTGTTGATAAACTTCCTGGACCAAATATTTTTACAATCGTATTATCACTGGCTCGCATAAAGCCACCGATGCTATTTATATTTGCGTTAAGTGCTATCTCACCTACAGCAGGTAAATCAGATGTACTTGGAGTACTATCCTGTACAACACTATTCTTTAATTTAATTTGAATTGCCATAGTTTACCTTGACTTAACTAAAGGATACATCAATTTAGTAAGTTCCTCCACTAAGTACGGAAACATTTGCGAATTGACCGCTTGCCTGAAGTACTAATAATTGACCAGTTGTAGGACTTGATACTGTTACATCAGATAAATCATTCAAACTGGAAACACTACCTGGTCCAGATAAAGTATCAATTCTATCCCAATTATCCGCACCCACGCATAAACACCAATCACCTGCATCAAAGCTAGTACTTGGTACAACTGCTGTTCCATTTCCAGGGGTAACACAAACAAAGTAAGCTCCAGTTAATGTTGCTGTACCTGCTGGTATTGCATTACTTACAGTAAAACCTGCTGATGTTCCAAAAGCTGTAAGTGTAACTATTGTTCCGTTACTAGCATTAAATGTTCCGCAAAATCTGAGGTTTTCTTCTGCCAATCTTCCAAAACCAACAGAAAAGAAACTGTTTCCGTTAAATATTCTTAATTGTCCTGTTGATTCTTGTAACCAGAAAACACCAGTAGGTAAGTCAGATATATCAGGAGATGCTTCTTGTATAAATCCAGTAGACAAGTTTGCCAGCTTATCCATTGTAATCGCATCATTTGCTACAAAGCTTGTTCCAAACGTACCAGTAGTGATTTTTGAAGTGGCTAAATCAGGAATATCACTAGCAGCAAGAGTTGTTCCTGAAGTAACAATACCTTGAGCCGATACTGTAACTTTTGGATATGTACCTGCTGTTACTCCGCTATTTGCAATAGATAAAACACCTGTACCAGAAATAGCTAAAGGAGCAGAAGCAACTGGTATTGATACAGCACCAACAGCAGATGCAGTAGCTAAAGGTAAATCACTCGCAACAAGAGCAGCCGTTCCTGTTATTAATCCTTGATCGTTAAAAGTAATTCCTGATCTAGTTGCAGCAGTAACAGTGTTGTTTATAGATAATGCACCTGCTGCTGTAATAGCCAAACCACCTGCTGATGGTACGCTTACACCTCCAACTGCTGATGTTGTAGCTTCTGGTATATCACTTGCAACTAATGCTGCTGTAGCTGTTATTAATCCCTGTGCATTGTAAGTAATACCATTTCTTGCAGATGCTCCGCCTGTTACTGCATTGTTTATACCTAAATTACCTGATGCTACATTTAATGATCTATCAATATTAGATGTATTTAATTTAGCTGCTGTAATTGTTCCATCTGTTATTTTTGTACCTGCAATTCCTGATGCTATCTTTGCGTCAGTAACAGCAGTATTTACTATAGCTGCGGTATCAACAGCATTATCAGCTAATTCACTAGAACCAACTGCGTTAGCAGCAATTTGTGTAGCAGTAATAGTATTATCAGTAATTTTGGCAGCAGTAACAGCATTATTGGCTAACTTATCCGTAGTAATATTTAAGTCTGTAATTTTTGCAGTAGTAACAGCATTTGATGCGATAGCTCCACTGTCTACTGCATTATCAGCAAGTTCAGACGATCCAATAGCATTAGCAGCAATGTTACCAGCAGTGATAGTATCTGAAGCAATCTTTGCACCTGTTACAGCAGTATTGGTAATAGCAGCCGTATCTACGGCATTATCTGCTAGTTCATTTGCAGTTACAGAATTATTAGCAAGTTGAGTGGATGTAACAGAAGCAGAAGTAAGTTTCGCTCCAGGAATATCACCATCGCTAAAATTAGTTTTAACAAAAGTAACAGCACTATCAGCTATTTTTGCTGTATTTATAGCTGTATCTGCAATTTTTACTGTAGTTACATTTAAGTCTGTTATTGCTGCTGTATCTACTGCATTATCTGCAAGTTCACTAGAAGTAATAGCATTTGCTGCGATCTGCGTAGCTGTGATCGTATTATTTGCTAATTTCGCACCAGTTATAGTTGCATCTGTGATCTTTGCATTCGTAACAGCGTTATCAGCTAAAGTGGCAGTAACAATTTGTCCTACAGATAAAGGATAACTAAGTGCTGTAGCTGGTATTGATGCTGCATCTACTAATCCAAAAGCACCCTGTACAAAGTTTTTTGCAGTTATTTTCTTAGTTTCTGTTGCACTGACATCTGCAAGAGCAATCGGGTCTGTTGCTTGCAGTTGGGCTGAACCTAATTCTGGTAATTGTGTAATCTGTAGATCAGCCATGTCAAGTTACTTTTAAGTACATCATAAATCTTATTTTAAGGATCTTCAAGTAAAATACCATCTCCATCCTCTTGCAATATCTTATCACTACTTTCTAATAACAAGAATGATGGTGGAACTCCGTTATGAAGTCTAATCACACCATTAGTTATAAATTCTATCCGTGCTTCTACTAAACCACTTGCAGGTACGTTGACAGCTACATTAGTTACTACACACATTGATTGATACCAAACGCTGTTCGTAGTTTGAGTTGGATCGTGATAGACATAAAATCTTCCTTCAAAGTCTGCTCCCTGCTGCATCCGTACCAATAATTGACTTAGATAAACAGGAAATTCTGGACTTTCAAAATCACTTGTATCATTTTGAAAATTTCTATGCTGCCATATTGTTTGTATCGTTCCCTGTCCTGATATAAGACCGTTTTCATACTGCTGTCTAAATTCTTCTCCCAAATTACTAACATCAACAGTATCTCTTGTTGTTGTAATCTCAAATTCAGTAATCTTTGCAAGAGGTCTAAATCTAGTATTTCTGGTGCGTATTAATATATTCTTTGTTGAAGATGGTGCTGTTAATGTAAGTGCATCTGTAACTTCACCAGCTAAAGCAGATGAAAAAGTGTTATATAACTTAATTCCACCCATATCATCAATATGGATATATTTACGCAAGTCAGGAAAATCATGACTAGATAATAATTCCAAATTACTTCCATCAACAGTTTCTATCTCAATTTGATCGCCTGTAATTAATGAACCATTAATATTTTCAACAGAAAATCTTTTTTTAGCTGTATTTACATCAGCAGGGTTTAAAGATGTTCCTATCTGAGAATTTAAAGCATCACGTTTTAATTCAATAAAACCTGTCGATCCAAAATAAATAGACATTTATATAGCAAAGTCAGTAGGTGCTCCACTTACTTCAAAACTAATATCTGCTGCTGTTACTTCTCCTACTGAACTTGTAATAGCAATACTTGTTGGAATCGCTAAAAACTCTATATATCTACCAGCACTAGACCCATCATTAATTCTTAATTTGAATTTCATGGTAGTGCTTTCTGTATTAACCCCATCATTTCCGGCACTATCACCTTGTTTAATACATTTTTGTATTAACGTAGTAAGCTGACCAGCACCTCCTCCAGCTGTTTCTTGATAATAATAAACACTAGCACTGCCTGTATAACTTCTAGTACCATGAATTATTGTTCTATCAGTATCTTCTAATGAAACAGTTTCTAATACTGCTTGATTAAAACTAAAAGACCATGATCTAACTTTGGCAACTTTCGTACCATCTACAAATAATTGTCCTTCTTTACCAGAATAAAAGCCAGCCATCGTTTTAGTTTAATTTTAAATACATTCTAATCCCCATCAAGGCAAGCGACAAATTTACATTGCACATTTACTCTGTTAGGTCTGACACTTGTAACCTTAGGAGGACCATCAAACCTGTATCTTAACAGAGTTCTTCCAAAACCTTCAATTTCTCTAAATTTATCAAATAAATTCATGTTTGTTGTATCAGGAAGAGTCATCCCTGCAAGTCCATCGCCAGTATTAAATTCAATATAATCATAATCAGAGTTAACTTCTTCATATAAATTTAAAATAAGATTAGCTTCGTTATCTGTAATATTTGTAAATCCTAAAGTTAATTTTGCATCTACTTTTTTGTTTCCATATCTAAGTACAGTTTTTGCACCATTTTGTGCGACAAATTCTGTCTGTGGGTAAGTTCCAGGGGTGTAGCTTCTAGAAGAAGGTTTTATAGGTGGAAAAAATCTACTGGTTGCCATTACACACCTGTAAAATCATTAACGGGATCATAATTTATTGTAGCAAGAGTTCCATCAGATAAAAGAGGTGCATGACTTCCTGATAATTCAATTAATCCTTCATCTGTGTATGTAATTGATTCAACTTTATATAATCTATTAGATTCACTTGTTTGTTTTACTGTAAAGACAGATCCATATAAGTTTGCATTTGTAGCATACCCATCTACAACATTTAGATTAGATTCTTTAACTTCTTCTGTTCCTGGTTTCCAATGATAAATATTGACATTCGTAAGACTATTATTACCCACGCTTTGTACAACTCCATCAGAAGATATTACACCGTTTTCAAATCTGCTAGTGTGTGTAGCTTCTGAAATAAACCTTATATAATCTCCAGGCTTTAATCCTAATGCAGCCTGTGGTGTAGTTTCAAATTTGATACCATGATCTACTTTTTTTCTTATCATTAATGCGTGTTGTAAAAATTCTTCAGCGTGATTTTGAGTAGTACAAAAATCTGACATATCAAATACTTCTATTGGTAATTTTTCAATATCGCTCTGCGTTAACAAATCATCTTCAGCAACTGCTAAAGTAATTGATTCTGTTTCAGAAAAACCATTTGGAACTTCTCTTCTAAAGTAAGCTGTGCCTATAAAATTTTGACGTTCCTCTGGAGATAAGAAGCTAACCTTTAAATTCTTTGTATTGCCATCAGTAAACAAAGCTCGAACTAATGGTTTTTGTGTACGTTCAATTACATAAGTACTAGGATTAAAAGGAACAGAGGGAAATAATGAAAATTTACCCCCAAGAATTGTAAAATCTAAAAAATTAAATACTGCGTTTTGGTAAATAAACTCTCTTACGTTTTGCTTATCAGTTATAACTCCATCCCAATAAAATTTATTAGCTTCGCAAAATTTAGCAGCAGTTACCATTCTATCTTTATCAACAGAACTAACTCCAATAGAATTTGCAAGCCCAAATTTTTTATCAGTTAATAAGGCATAAACTATTTCAGGAAATAAGTTGGTTGGCCCGAATATTGGTACATCAAATGGTCTGCCTTTAGCTATGTTTTCAACTTTAATACCCTCCTTAATATATGCAGAAAATTGTGAAAAACTATTCCATTCTTTAGAACTGCTAAGACGTAAGGCAACGTTAGCAATACCTGCATTATCTACAGCGTATGGTGGTGGACTACCTAAATTACTTTGTTCGTTTACATAAACTATTTCATGTTCTGGTCCGTCTTGATGACTGCTGCGTTCTGCATCGTATTGATAGTAGTCTGATAAAGCATCAAATGGGTTTAAATTTTTACCTTCAGGCCAAGGATCTGATACAAATTCACTAAAATCAGTAACTATATCAATATTATTTTTACCTGGGAAATTTCCTGTAGCTGGAATACTAATCCTGTCACTATCTTTATAACCACTACCTCTTTGATTAATCTCCCAAGTTGCAGCAGCATATTGATTATTAATAGGGCTTAAATAAACTTTAATATTTACAGTTAATCCAGATCCGTTTCCGCTTGTTGAAGTTGAAATATTTTCATGCACGATAGGATCTACGTCACGAGTTAACATTTCATATTTAATTATTCCGTAATATTCACCACGTCTGTGCTTTGGTTTACCTCTAAAAGTTTGTATATGTGGACCAACACCATATCTAAAACCATCCCCAGGTTCATAATAAGGATGAACATAAGGATCTCCAATAGTGATGGTATTTGGATTTCTTAAAGGACCATTTATTGTTTGATTTCTATTTCCAAAATACGCTGACCAATGAGGAGGTCTATCTCTTGTACTCCACACCCAAGTACTACCATAATTTTGTGTTTTATAAAAAATTACAGCTTCGCTTCTTAAATTTGCATCCATATTAGATGTCTTTCTATCTACTTCTATCCATCTCGTAGATTGTGGTATCGTTCCATCGACAGTCTCAAGAATCCTATTAACTTTACCTCCGTCTACATCAGTCGGTAAATCACCTAAATACCATTCAGTATTTGATACATCACCACTTCTTAGTTTTTCTTGAGATCCTTTAAAATAAATATTATAAACTTCTTCATTTGGGCTAATCTCATACGAAAGAAGTTCTCCAGCAGAACTTAATATTCTTACAGGGTTGTTTCGATCAACAAAATCTCTTTTTATTAAATTTCCTGGAAAAGGTAAAAATCTAAATTCGTATTCTTTCTTTGGTGTACTACGATGATTAATTCTTATAAAATTATATTGAGGTTGCGGTGAATTACCTCTAATACCAAAAGGTATGCCTTGGTCTATATAATTCCAATCTGCTTCACCAACACCAGCAACTCTTGCCTGTAATCTAAAAAAACTATATCTAGTAAGATATTTACTCATTCCACCAAGCGATATATTCCCGTCATCATCGTTATATCTTTTGACAACTCCTTCTGTAGTGTCAGCATTTTGTTCATTCCAGCCGACAGCGCCAGGGTGACTATTTACATTAGGAAAACTTGTTACTTGTTTAAAAACTTTTGACTTCAAACCTATTTCTGTAACATCACAAACTTTACTGTTACTTATAGTTCCAATAGCAACTTTTTGTAATGTTAATAATTGATAGCCTGAATGAGCAGCTTGTAATCCCTCTGTACCGCTTCTTACATCAATTTTGCCAGGTGTATCAACTCTAAAAGTACAATCTTGATAATGTTCTGGTGTCCATATAGGTCTACTTTTTTTAATGCAAACGGCTAAAGCTGATCCTATTAAGTAAGATTCACCCACTTGAATAGCATCATCTGATTCTTCTCTTGAAGCATTAACGGCTGATTTAACATCTTCTACACCCCAAGGGTCAAACTCTTCACCATATTGTGTTTCGCTATCCATGTCTCCAATGGTGTACTGTATATCTTTATTTTTTTCAACATTAAAACTATTTCTATTTGTGTCACTACCGTTATAATTCACTATCGAAGCATATCTTGGAAAATTAGTTCTAAGCTTTTGTCTTTTTTTATCTATATCTCTTTTATTATCGCTTTTTAAGTTTTTCTGTTTTAAAACTAATTCGTAAGGAACCCTATATCTCATGCTGTTTGGCATAGGTGAATACGCTCCAAACTGCACTTGTGTATTAGGAGTTCTTGCACTACTGACAATAGTATCTATAGCGCCAAGCTGTTCATCCCAATCAACAGACATTACATCTCTAAACTTACTGTTATTTCTGTCAACTTGAGGTTCCAAAGTGCCTTCTGAATACTTTTCTGGCCCTTCCTGTGGTCTACCACCATCAGTCATTATATATAAAGCTAATTTTTTGTTTATATAATTTTTAAGTAATAAATCACCTATTGCATAACCTGCAAATTCTGGTTTAGCTGCTAAATCTGCCAAACCGATCATAAATAAAGCCTTTAACTGTTGCCCTGTGCCAAGACTTATCATTTGCGACCATAGCAATCTAGTGTTAACACGAACACCTCCATAATAATATTTATAATCTCCTATTATCTCTGTTTCTTGCTTAGTAAAAACAAGAGGCACTATTTCTCCAAGTTTTGCAAGTTCCTGTACTGAATTAAAACCTGTCTGTGGAGCAAATCTTTTTGGACCTGTTTGACCAGCAGTTGTAAGACTAGGAGGAGTTTTAGGTGCTCTAGGTTTTGGTGTTAATAATATTGAAACAACTGTAAGAATAATTCCTAAAAGTAGTTGTGCTCCAATATTACCTGCCATTGCAGAACCTATAAATGTCGCAACAAATCCATTTACAACATAAGGAATCTCATCATATTCTTTAGGTCTTTTTCCATTATATGCTTGTGTTAATTCTACAAAATACCAATATTCATCTTCTGTTATTCCTATTGTTTCACATAATTCAATTTCTGCGGGGAGTAACACCCTACGACCTCCAGGCCGTCTAAAGGACTCCATCTTACCTCCGATTCTCCGCAGTTTATCCATCCTTCCTCATAGTAAACAGCAAGACCAAATCCATTATTAGATTTACATAATGCAACTGTACCTATATTAAACTGTTTTGTCTCGTTTCCCCACTTTTCGAGTTCTTCTTTAAATATATCAAAGTCTTTTTTTCTTACTCTTCTATACCAATTCCTTGTAGGTTCAGGTGAGTCTATACCATAGTATTTTAAAACTGTACGAGCCAAAGATAAGCAATCTACCGCATGATGCTTGATAGGGTCAGCACCTAATCTATAAGGTAAACCAATAAGTTGATGTGGCTTCATCTGTTCTGAATATCGCTTGATACTGGTAGTTTACCAACAGCTTGAGTCGTTAATACAATACTCGGAACATTCACACCTACAGCATCTACTGCACTACTTAATAAAACCTCTACAACTTCTGAATCGTAAGACATAGAAGCAGCAAGCCATGTATCCGTGGTTAAAACGTTTGTTATATTATCAATATTATCATTAGCTGCAATACATACATTTACTTCAACAAAATATCTATTAAGTACAGCTTCCTGTGCTTTTGCCATGCTTAATGGATGATTTGCCATAATTAAATTAGATTCAATATTATCTCCTGATCTATTTATAGTTGTGCCTTGATAAACAAAGGGTAAGTAATGATAATTTTTACCATTAAAAGAGATTGTATTTTTTGCAGATTTTACATCCTCTGAAGGTTCTCTTTTGGCATTTTGAAGTAAATGTTTTGTACTTTTATTTTCATTTACATCTACACTAAATACTTCTACAAAAGTTATTAAGGTTGTAATACTCATAATCCAAGAGATGCACGTTGACTTCTAGAGTTTCTAAGTGTATTCATAGTTTGTGCTTTACCTGCCATTGCACCTTGTTTTGAAGCAGCACCAATAATATCAGGCACAGCAGATTTTGGAACGTACTCATCTCCATTGAAGTTAAGAACAGGACCAGTGTATTCAACTATTGCATTACCAGATCCACCTGCAACTGTACCTGATTCATGGCTACCACCTGGAATTACCGCACCACCTCTAGCACCTGCTGAATATCTAGCCATCGCACCATCCATCTTAGAAGCAGGTATGACGTATTCCGATTCACCACCTTCTCCAATCATTCCAAGGGTAGGAGAATTTACAACACCACCTTGCTGAAATGCTTTAAATCCACCTGCTCTGCTATATGAACCTTGTTTACTTTTAGTAATACTGAACACATTATTAAATATGTTTTGAAAAGCAGCGTTGAGGAACATTTTTGCCAGTGACTTAGCAATAGATGCTAATGATTCACCTAATGATTTTGTTCCTTCAATAAGACCCATAAGAGCATTTGTCATTTCATTGGCTAACAAGTCTGCAATTTCTTCTTTAGTTACTTTTACTTTTTTAATTTCACGTCCTTGATCTTCTAATGCTTTTGTAGCTTTCTCTGTTTCGCCTAGTATTTGTTTTCTTTTATCAAGAATGTCTGCTAATAATTCATCAATTTTTTCTAAAGTTTTTCTATCTTCTTCTGAATTTGTTAATTGTGCTCTTTGAATATTCAAACTGTCTCTTAGTCCATCTAAACCCTCTAAAACTTTGTCTTTAACTTGTTCTCTTTGTGCTATTTCTTTTGCAACAGATTCAGAAAGACCTGTTTCTGTTAGTTTTTTAATAGCTTCTTTAAGATCTTTTTCTTCTTGAGCTTTTTGAACTAATTTGTCATGTTCTAAAGTTATCTCAGACATCTTAACTTTTTGATCTTCTAAAGCAATTCCTATTCTTGCGATCTGTTCTAATTCTTCTTCTAACTGAGCTTCTCTTTTTGGATCTTTTACTTTTCCTCTAGCGTCTTTATTTTCTCTTAGAGATTTTAATTCTTCTCGTCTATTTACTATTGAAGTATTTTTACTATTTTCTATAAATCTATCAAGCCTTGCTTTTTCTGCTCCTTTTGATATTCCTAATAATTTATCAACAGCATTTATAACAATAAGAAGAGAATCTTGCATTTTCATCATTGCAATTTTAAATTCACTGCCTACTAATGATGCTTTCTCTCCAAATTCTTCTAGCCTTTTAGTAGCTTCTGTTCCTATTGTTTCTCTCATCTTCTGCATCGCAGCATTGAAGGCTGCTTGCTTTCCTTGAAGTTGCTCTATTATCTGTATTCTTTTAGCCTCTGCTGTACCTGCAAGACCCATTGCATTTACCAAAGCATTTGTGTCCTGTACAAATGGACTCATTGCTTTACCTAAGTCTCCTAACCTGCCAATTAGTTGTTGGACTTGTTGAAGAACAGCAGTAGCAACAAGACCTCCTGCAAAACCTCCCATCTGACCACCCATCTTCGTTCCTGCAAAACCACCAGCAAAACCAGCAGCACCTCCAAGCAAACCTTGTCCAAATAGCAATGGAAACGCACCAGAAACAAGTCCGCTTGTTAAGGCTGCCCTGTTTCCTCTAGGGTTCATTCCTCCACCACCAAAACGTCCTCCACCCATTCCTCGTATTGATCCAAACTGTCTTTGCCTACTTTTTTCTTGTGTAATAAATTTTTCTGTTTTTAAAGTTTCTAATGCTGCGTCTTGATGTGCTTTCGCCAATGTAAATAATTTCTGATCATTTGCTATTGATGCTCTTTTAATTGCTGCTCTAGCTTTATCTACATTTAAACCTTGTGCTCCTAATCTTTCTATTTGATCTCCAATATTTCTAGTTTTTACCATTGAAGCTCGTTGAGCTTCCTTTAACTGTGCTGTTGTTTTTTCAATTCTAACTGGTACAGCACCACTACTACCTTGATTTATTTTTCCTGATAATCTAGAAATATTGTTTAACGATCTTTCTAAAGCCTGTACTTGTTTTAAGCCATCAACAATAACATTAATTTTTGCGTTACCAGCAGCCACAAACTTTTATTTTTTTCTTATTCTACCTGCGTCTACGAATTTTTTCCATTTCTTTCTCTTGATTTTCATTTAAAACTTGAAAATAAGCACTCCAACCGATTATTTCTTCTAATGTC